GCGGCTTTCGCCGCTTTAGTGTTAGATACGAACTGTTTGCCTTTGCGACTTGCCGATAGTTTCTTCCGATTTGTAGCCGACTTCTGCGCCCCCGAAAGTTCGGACCACGCCTTCTTAGGCAAATATCTTGTCGTACCAGTGCTTCTAATAGCAGGTTTTCCATCGGACGTAGTCCACTCCTCTTTCGTCCACTTGGACAGCTTCTGTTGGGCAGCTGTCTTCGGCCCAGTATAACCCCCACCAGCTTTCTGATAACGCTGATTCAAAAGCTGCGCTTTCCGGGCAGACCACTGCCCAGGTTTCCCACCCTTCGAACCCCGCATAATCTCGTTTTTGAGACGGGTCCTCAACGACGGTTTGTTGTATGCCATGTGTTTCTCCTTGACCTGTGGTATCGCTCCGTCCGCCTTACGGCGGCGGAGCACACTGTTCCCGTCCCCCCCTATAGTCCCCCCCAATCGTTACATCAACAAACCACCCCCAAAACCAGCCATCTGCGATATCTGGTATGTAACGATTGGGTTCTTTTTTGATGGCTTCTAACGACGAACTTGTGCTGACTCCCAAGCAGGAGCGCTACTTGGAGTGGCTGTGCACTGTCCCGTCCGAGCGTCAGCCCGCCACGAAGAAACTGATGTCTGTTGAGTTGGGCGTTGACGTGGTGACTTTGCGGCGCTGGGAGAAGAAGCAGGTTTTCCGGGACCGTTGGCAAGCCCACGTCGACGAGACCCAGGGCTCCCCGGAGCGCAGTCAGCGGCTGCTGGACAGCCTGTATGAGAAGGCGCTGTCTGGGGATGTGAAGGCCGCCCAACTGTACCTTCAGGCCACGAACCGGATGGCTCCCCCGACCCTGAACGTTACCCAGCAGCAGAAGTCGTCCCAGTTGTCCGACGAGGAGCTGGATTCGTTGATTGGGGCGTTGGCTGAGCGGGAGCGTGAGGCACGGAAGAAGACTCCGCTGAAAGCGGTTTGAGTTCCCACATTGAGTGCCCTACCTGCGGCACCGAATATCCGCCTGTCGCCTGCCGGTGGCGGTGCCCCGAATGTGGTTACAAGGACTCTTGCTGCGAGGGGGAGCCCAGGAAAATGAGGGACTATGACGATTAAACATACCAATGACGCCATGTTTGAAACACTGCGCGCTACGTACCCCACCGTTGCCCCCACCCTTGGCGACCTTCTCGCAGCATTCTGGGCGGAACGCGGCTTGGAGAATCGGGGCTGGAACCAATACCAGTTTTATGTCACCTACGGTGCCCCGGGCACCACTCTCGGCGATGCAGCCAACAACTACTGGGCTGACGGCGACTACCGTCTCTTTAACCTTGAGTTTGAGGACGGAACGGACATGCTGTTAGAAGACGGAAATTTTATGGTTCTGGAAACGGGGAACGTCTGATGTCTGACAAGAAAATCACCCAGCTAGACGCCCTCACCGACCTTGTCGCCGCCGACCTGTTTGTTGTTGTCGACGATGTTGCCGGCACCCCCGTCAGCAAGAAGATTGCCGCCTCGGATGTGGCAACCTACATTTCTAAGGCTTCCGCCGACTCGGCGGATGTAGTCCTATCCACCATCGTATTTAGTTAACGAGAGGCAACAATGGCAACCTTCAGCAAGCTCACCCTGTCCGGCTCCACCGATGGCCGCCCCATCAAGGTGGCGGCGACCGCCACCCCCGGCACCACCATCCACACGGCGTCTACCGCCGCAACCACCTACGACGAGGTGTGGCTGTACGCCCAGAACACTGACACGACGGACCGCAAACTCACCATTGAGTTTGGCGGTACGAGCAGCCCCGACGACCTGATTGAGTACACGGTCAAGGCCGAGAACGGACTGTACCTGATTGTCCCGGGTCTCGTCCTTAAGGGCAATGCCACAGCGCTCGTCATCAGGGCGTTTGCTGCTACGGCGAACGTCGTCACCATCTCGGGGTATGTGAACCGAATCACGGCCTAATATGCCTACACCGCTCCGCAACCGCAAGTCAATTGCAGGGACCTTGTCCCCCCGCTCGCGCCGCTCTAACAGCGGCCAGGTGCACTCACTCTGGCAGGGCGACCCAGGTGCCCCTACGTCGGTTGACTATATTGCTGTTGCTGGTGGCGGCGGTGGTACAGGTGGCAGCTCCAGCAACATGTACTACGGTGCCGGCGCCGGAGGCGCCGGTCTCCGCAGCGGCACCCTTACGTCTCCGACTTCGGGTACGGTCACGGTTGGTGGAGGCGGGACCGGAGGGGCCGCAGGCGGAACGGGCGGGACGGGGAGTAGTTCTGCGTGTTTCAGCAACACGGCGACCGGAGGCTCAAGCGGGTTTCAGAACGCGGGAGGCGCAGGTGGAACTGGCAGCGCCACTGGTGGAACCGGCGGAAACGGTCAGGGAGCTGGTGGTACCAACACGGGTGGGAATGGTAATGCTTCGTCCATTTCCGGTACGTCTACCACGTACGGTGGTGGTGGTGGTGGTGCGGGTGGAACCGGATATTCTGGCGGCACTGGCGGCGGTGGTCGAGGCTCCGACCTTAACGTCAACAACGCACAAGCCGGTACCATCAATCGTGGCGGTGGCGGAGGAGGCGGAGACTACTATAACGGCGCAGGCGGCGCCGGCGGTTCCGGCATCGTCATCATGCGTTACTCCGAAGAGTTTAACGACATTACCAGCATTGCCGCCGGACTTACCTGGACCAAAACGGTCTCCGGTGGCTACAAAATCTACACCTTCACCGCAGGAACCGGGACGGTCACTTTCTAATGGCACACTACGCATTCCTAGACGAAAACAATGTTGTTACCGAAGTTATCGTCGGCCGTCACGAATGGGAAGTTGTTGACGGTATCAGTGACTGGGAGGAATGGTACGGCAACTTCCGAGGCCAACGCTGCCTCCGAACCTCCTACAACGGCAACATTCGTGGCCGTTACGCGGGAATCGGCTACACCTACGACGAAACCCTTGACGAATTCATCGCACCACCAGAACCTGAGGAGACCCCAGATGAAGATTAAGCCCCACCAGCTCGCGATGCTCAAGTCGTGGGCCAAAGTGTTTGCTGCAGCCGTACTCGCCCTCTTTATGAACGGTGAGCGCGACCCCAAGGCTCTCCTGTTTGCTGGCCTTGCTGCCGTCGCCCCCGTCGTCTACTCGTGGCTCGACCCCACCGACAACCGTTGGGGACGTGGCTATGTGGCACCCCGCCGAAAGGCAGCCGCCAAGAAGGCATAATGGAACTCCAAGACCTTCTCAACGAGAAGGAATGGCGCAAATGCCGGGGCCCTGAAAACGCCGGTCCATCAGAACTCGCAGAAGCATTCACATACTTCTGCGCCAACTACTGGACCATTAGGCATCCGGAGCGCGGACGAATCAAATTCGTCCTGCGCGAAGCCCAAATTGAGACCGCCGAAACCTGGATAACAGACCGATACAGCATCGTTCTCAAAGCCAGACAGATTGGCTTTTCCACACTCGCAGCCGCATTCACCTTTTGGGAAACCTACTTCTGGTCAGACCGATTCACGGTCATGCTGTCCCGCACCGAACGCGAAGCAGCCAAACTCCTCCAGAAAACCAAATACGGCTACAAAATGCTGCCCCAATGGATGAAAATCCGTGGCCCAGAACTCCTGTCCGACAACCAACTTAAAATGGTGTTCGCCAACGACTCCGCCATTGAATCCCTCCCCTCGGGCAACGACCCAGCCCGAGGCGAATCTGTATACCGCGTCGTCATCGACGAAATGGCATTCCTCCCCAACCCAGACGAAGCCTGGGCGTCCATCGAACCAGTCGCAGACGTCGGTGGACGCGTCATCTGCCTCAGCACCGCAAACGGCGAAGGCAACATCTTCCACACCCTCTGGGTCGGCTCACAAAACGGCACCAACCGTTTCACCGGCATCTTTTTCCCTTGGTCCGCCGGAGAACGCGACGAAGACTGGTACGAATCCAAAAGAAACGAACTCCCAGACTGGCAGCTCGCCCAAGAATACCCATCCAACCCTGAAGAAGCATTCATCCGCTCCGGACGCCCCGTCTTTGATATTGACGCCCTCCGCGACCACGAACTCATCCCCCCAGACACCGGCATCCTCCGAGACGCCAACGGACGCAACGCCTACGACTTCGACCCCGCAGGCGGCCCCCTCAGCGTGTGGGAAGAACCCCAAATCGGAGAAACCTACGTCATCGGAGCCGACGTCGCCGAAGGTCTCGGCCATGGCGACTACAGTTCCGCCCACGTAATCAGCGCTGAATCAGGCATCGTCGTCGCTCACTGGCACGGACACATTGACCCTGACCTCTTCGGAACCGACGTCCTAGCCCCACTCGGCCACTACTACAACTACGCCCTTATCGGCGTAGAGTCCAACAACCACGGACTCACCACCATCAAAGCCCTACAAAGAGCCAACTACAAGAAACTTTACCGACAGCGCCGCCTCAATCATACTGCCGCCCAGCCTGGCGTAGCCTACGGCTGGCGCACCACTGCCACCTCAAAACCTCTCGCAATCGACGAACTGGCCCGAGTCATCCGCGACCGGATGCTCGGACTGTACTGCGAATACACCATCGCCGAACTCAAAACCTTCGTCCGCGAAGACAACGGCAAAACCCACGGCTCCCCCCACGACGACCGCGTCATGTCCCTGGCAATTGCCAACCAGATGCTGAAGCACGCCTGGTCCCCTGACTATCGGCACGAATCCGCCCCCCGAAAAAACTCGCTTGGCTGGTGGGAACGGCATCTTTTCAAGGAAAAGAAGCAGGAACGCACTCCACTGGGCTCATTCAACGTCTCCGAGTAACGAAAAAGCCGAATTACATGGAAACACTCACCCTGACCTGCATCCAATGCGGCAAACAGTTCAAAACTGACCTCATGCCGCGCCGGGGCGAAGTCTGCTTCGCCTGCCACGTCAAAACCATCAATCTTGGTTTCACCTACGGCAAAGAAGACTTTCACGGCCCCACTATCCGCGAGCGACAGGACAAGATTGTTTCGGATGCCAAAATCAACGGCTACAACGCCGAACCAATCACGAACTGGATGTAACACCATGGATGCAGTCACCGCCGTCGTCACAATCGTTGTCGCCCTGATTACCGGTCCGGTGGCAGTACTGCTACACAAACTCCGCAAAGAAAACAGCGAGCAGCACGCCGAAAACGGCATCCTGCTCCGCCACATTGGACGCAAACTGGACAAAGTAGCCGCAACGCTCGACCACCACATCGGCTGGCACGAGGGAAAGGCCGAGAATGGCCCGCAAAAGTAACCGCGAAATCCTCACCGGATACCGCAACCGCATCGAACAGTCTAACCGCTGGCGCAAAGAGGAGCAGTACGACGACCTCTGGCGCCGCATGATTGACATGTACCGAGGCAAGCACTACCACAGCTACAGCGCCGAAGACCGACTCCTCGTCAACATGGCCTTCGCCACCATCAACGTCATCTGGCCGGGCGTTTCCGTTAACAACCCGAAAGTCGTTGTAACCGCACGGAAAGCCGACAATGCCGCCCAAGCCGTCTTTGCCGAAGCCATCGTCAACTACTGGTGGCGACGTTATGACTGTCAGACGCATTTCCGCAGCGCCGTCAAAGACTACCTGATTCTCGGCCACGGCTGGCTTAAGACCGGCTACCGGTTTGTTGAGAAAGACGCCGCTGAATACGAGGACTCCGACGAGCTTGCCGACAAGAGCGCAGAATCCTACACCGAAACCGAAATTGTCATTACCGAAGACCGCCCCTACGTGGAGCGCATCTCCCCCTTTGACATGTTTGTGGACCCGGATGCTACCAGCATTGACAACATGCGGTGGATTGCCCAGCGAATCCGCCGCCCTCTGAACGCCGTCAAAAACGACAAACGGTACAACGCCCAGGCACGCAACCAGGCTGCCCCATCCCACTATTCCAAATGGAGTGCCGACGAACACAAGCGTCCCCGCCGCAGCAGCAGCGCCGACGACGCCTACGTTGAAATCTGGGAATTCTACGACCTTGACAAAAAGAAGATGAGCGTCTTCTGTGACGGCTCTGACCAGTTCCTCGTTGCCCCCATTGACATCCCATTCAGCTTCGGACACCCCTACGTGTTCCTCGCCAACTATACGGTTCCCGAGCACTTCTACCCCATCGGAGACCTCGAGGCCATCGAGCCGCTCCAGATGGAGCTGAATGAAACTCGTACCCAAATCATGAACCACCGCAAACGGTTCTCCCGCAAATGGCTCTACAAAGAGTCCGCCTTTGACGCCGAAGGCCGCAATGCCCTGGAGTCCGACGAAGACAACGTCCTCGTACCTGTGGTATCCGAGGAGCCTCTTGGCTCCATCATCGCCCCTATGCCGGCAATCGTCAACCCGCCCGAACTCTACAACCTCAGCGACCTGATTTCCGGCGACATCAACCGCGTCTCCGGAGTCACCGAATACCAGCGAGGTTCCGTCTCTGAAGTCCGACGCACCGCAACCGAAGCCGGCATCATGGCCGACGCTGCCAACGCTCGCGTCAGCGACAAGTTGGCACGCGTCGAACAGGCAATCGGAGAAATCGGCCGACGACTCATCGCCCTCGCCCAGCAATACCTCACCGGCGAACACTCCGTCCGAATCCTGGGAACCAGCTCACAGCAAGCCTGGCTCACCTTTGACAAGGACTACATCACCGGCGACTTCGACTTCACCGTCGAAGGCGGCTCCACCCAGCCCCTCAACGAGTCTTTCCGTCGGCAGACCGCCCTCCAGCTCGTTGACGCAATGGCCCCATTCATCCAGATGGGCGTCATTGACCCCCAGCGGCTCGTCGGATACATCCTCCAGTACGGGTTCGGAATCAAAGACCCTGCTATGTTCGTTGCTGCCCCCCCACCCCCTGAGGCGCCTCCGGGTCCACCCAGCCCGCCAAACCCCCTTCTGGCGGCACCCCCACCCGTAGAGGCACCCCAGGGCGGTGGGGCTCTTCCGCCCGACCTGCCCCCGGAACTCTTGGCAATGCTGATGCAGGGCGGCGCACCACCGGCTGGTGGAGCGCCAATGCCCCCCGGCATGCCGATGATGCTCCCACAGATGTAACGATAAGACTCATCTATTAGAGCAACCCGTGGAGGACTCGACGCGATGAGCGACACACATAACAGCCAGCAGACGCCCACTGACGCTATTCCCACAGACGAGGGAACACAGCAGCAGGTAGCCGAAGCGGTTGACAACCTCACACAAGAGGAAATCGACCTACTGCCCGTAGACGAGTTCGGAGACAAATACGTTTCCGTCACCGTAAACGGTGAAGAGTTGAAAGTCCCCCTGCGTGAGGCGCTCGCCGGATACCAGCGTCAGGCGGACTACACCCGCAAGACGCAGGAAATCAGCGAGCAGCGACGCCAGATTCAGTTCGCCAGCGCTCTACAGGAAGCATTGCAAAATGACCCGAAGGGCACACTGGAACTGCTTGGAAGGCACTACGGCATCGCACAGCAGGCGGAGACAGACGACCCCCTGCTGGACGACCCGGAGGCCAAGCGGTTCCGTGAACTTGAGCAGCGCGTACAGTCTTTTGAACAGCAGAAGGCTTACGAGCAGCTTGAGCGCACGATTCAGACGTTGCAAAACAGGTACGGCGACGACTTCAACGCAGACGAAGTTGTGGCTAAAGCCCTGGCAATTGGTTCGTCAGACCTGGAAGCCGTCTACAAGCAGATGACTTTCGACAAGGTCTGGCAGGAAGCACAGGCAGTTCGCGAGGCCCGCAACAAGCGGCAAGCCTCCGAGCAGCAGACTGTGGCAGCCAAGCGCACAGCGGCAGTAGCCGACAACGGAGGTTCTGCCGCCAGCGCCAACGTATCTGCAGCCCCCATTACGTCACTACGCGACGCCTATGAAGCCGCAAAACGGCAAAT